CGGAGGAAGTCTACAAACAGATAGGCCACACCAATAATAGCCGCCCAGATCAGACCGGCGAGTGTCTTCTCAATGATGGCCTTTCGCAGCCGCTCCATGTCGTTCTGCGCTTTGATGGCGTTTCTCACCCACTGCTGCTCCTCTCTGTCGAGACAGGTGTCGCTGCTCTTGAGCGCAACGAGCAGGTCGGAGATTAGCAGAGCGCGGTCTTCTGGTGTCATTGTGAACCGCCTAAAATATCCATAGCGTTGGTAATTTTTCTTGGGCTTAACTGGTTGGCCCTAGCAGCCCTAGTTTTTGGGCCTTGCCCAGTACCCGAAACTGGTCTGGGCTGACGCAAAGTTTCTTCTAGCGCGTCTAGACTGCCCTGCAATTTTTCTCTTTCTACCGCAGCCGCACGGCGAATTTCATTGGTAGCACCACGAGCGGCAATTTCATCAAACCCCAGCGCTCTTTCACGGGCTTTGTTAATTGTGTCTTGAATCCATTTCTGATCCATTAGTTTTGACGCAAGGGCTTTGTCAGTCAAGCCTTTAAATTCCGGCGCAGCGGTAGCAAGGTCTACCTTGGTTTTGTCAAACGCTACTTTTTCAGCCGCTGTCAAGTCAAACAATTTTCCAGCCGCAACTTTTTCAGTGGCGGTTGTTAACGATTTGCCTAAATTCTCCATAAAAATTTCTGGTGTTGCTCCCTTAACACCGGCCCCGCCAACTTTGTAAGTGCCGGTAATAGGGTCAAAATCTAGCACAGCACCCATACCTGTTGGTTGCCGTGCTGCTGCTTCAGCCGCAGCTTGTTGGGCTTCAGCGGCAGCGCCTTGGCGCATACTTAAATCCCGAGCGCGAACATCTTCCATGCGTAGAGCGCCCATTTGTCCACCAACCGGGCCTTGTGACATTCCTATCTGGGCAGGCCCAGGCGCAACACCGGGAGTGGTAAGTGGGCCGGGGCCACTTGGACGCAGTACAAAATCAGGGAAATATGTTCCTTGACCGGGTTGCAACACTTCAACTGGGGCTTCATAAGGCACAACAGCGCGGTTCTGAGGGATAGGCTGCACAGCCGCCGCCAATTGATTGACGGGAATTCGCGCATCACTTAGGTTTAGCCCAGCTTGGTAATTGGGGTTTGCCATACGGTTAGCCGCTAATTTCCCTCCAAATTCTCCTACACCGCCTCCAATTAAGCCACCAACAATAGAACCAGTTAACCCAAAGTTTGAGCCAAGCAACGCTCCTGCGCCACCGCCTAAACCAGACCTACTAAGCCTGGGCAAATCATAAAATTTTGACGCTGCTTGAGTCGTAAAAACGTCAGGAAAGTTACCCCCAATTTTTCCAAGAGACGCAATGTCACCAGTTAAATTGCTGTCTTTAGCCGTAATACGCGCCAACTTTGAAACATCTACCATTCCAGTGTTGAAATCTGTAGCGCCTTCATACGCATACGTTCGAGCCATTTTTTGACGCGCATCGCGGTACTCACTTAACAACTTTGGATTGGAAATGCTGTTGTCAATCATTGACTCCAACTCAGTTGCTATTTTAAGGTTGGTGTCTGCAATATCTAATGCTTCAATACTTGAAGATTTATTGCCGTAAGTTTTTCTTGCGCGTTCTCTTAAAACCCTAATGTTTTTTAACAGTGCCTCACCCGTTAAACCGCTTTGCGTTTTTGAGATTGCATCGTCAACAATTTTGCTAATTGCTGGCGCAAAATCTTTAGCGCCAATAATGTCTAAATCTGTACGTATACCCTCCAAACGCTGCACCATTGCATCGTCAGCTTGTTGTATTGGAAGTTTTTTAACCTGATCGTAAGGCGTTGAAAGTTTTGCCCTTGCTTGGCTAAATGCTGAAGAACCGTTGAGTTGCGTATTAGACGGCAAACCCATCTCATTAAGAACAACGGTTCTTACTTGATTTTTGTTAGCGTTAGCTAATGCTTCTGGGCCACGAGGCCCAGCCGCTGCTGAATAAAACCTAGAAGAAACTGATGGTTCAATGTCTGTTGGATTAACTGCAATGCCAAGACGTTGCGCTTCCGCAGCAGCATCAATTTGTGGGCCACGGGCGTAGTCTTTAAGTGATGCCGCTTCACGCCTTGCTTGAATTTGTTTTTCAAACGGCATTTGAACAGCAGTAGAAACTTGCTGCGCTAACGGGGCTGCGCGAGTTGCAGCCGCCACACCTTTTCCAAAATCAGCCAATACGGGAAGTGGTACGCCTTGCATACCTGTTCTCGCCGCAGCTTCACCAATTGCTTGTAAATATCGACGCCCTTCTTCCGTGCGAGGTTGATAAAAATTTTGTTGAAATTTTTGCCCAAATTCTTCACCGGCGCGGATACCTTCTGGCGTACCATATTTTCCGCTAGTTAAAGTGCCATATATTTTTGCGCCTTCCACAATTGGGGCAGTAACCATTCCGCTTATCAAACCTGCTCCAGCCTCAATTGCACCTCTAATCGGCCCTAAAATGCCGCTATATTTTTGTGTTGCATCAAATTGGTCAAAAGGATTGGCTTGCGGAGCGTCAAATTGGTCAAACGGGTTTGTAGCCATTATTTGCCCCCAAGAATACGGGCGGCGGCGCCAGCGCCATATTTGGCGTCAAATTGCGTTTTGAGGCTGGGGTTTGCTAACAAGAAATTAACTGCGTCTTGCGGAACCGCAGCCGGTGCGCCGCTTGGTATTTGGCTTGCTGCGTTGGTTGGTTGTCCCTCCTTAACTGGAGACGACAATTTTGACGTTGGCTCATAGTACCTCATTGAATCTTTAGCCGCAGGGTCATCTTTCATCCTATCCAACAGTGTCTGATGGTTGCTGTAAAGTCTAGACGCTAATCGTTGTGAGACATTGACAACTTGTTGCAACTCAGGAATAGTCAGGTCATTGATATCTGCTGACCGTGCTTTTTCAAGCAGTTTGGTTTCAGTATCAGTGATTTGCCCTTGGCCCTTAAGTTCAGCCCTGCTTTCCAACGTCAACGCAGCCAAACCTTGAATTGCAGTGCGGGTGTTAACTAATTTTTCTTTATCCCCCGCCCCAGCTAGTTCTAGCACTTGAGCAAATTTTGTGCGAACGCCAGCCAATGGCCCAGCAATAACATTACCGGCGTTCAAAGCATCTCGCACTGAATTAGCCGTGTCCATTATTGACGTTGCACCTTCAGCTTTAGCTAAAGATGTTTCAACCCGTTTACCAACCGGCTCGGACAAACTTTTTCCTACTGGGCCAGTAGTAGCTGTTGCAGTTACATTGCTAGTCGATCTATCTACTGGGCCAGAATACAATTTCCTTGTTTGTTTTCCGTTTGCGTCAGCAACATATATGTATTGTTCATCGCTGATTGAATCTAAATAAACTGGATTACCAGTTCCTTTTGCTACGCCAATTATATTTACTTTATCTTTAGACTTATCCGTTTGTTCTCCTAAAGCTTTGTTATAGGCCGCTAAATTTTTAGCAGTGCCAAGTGGAGCAACTGTTGCGGCGATAGCGCGAGCAATTCTAACTGCATCTGGGTCTTGTCTATTCAACACATCAATTTGTTTGTCAATACCGTCCAGTGTGTTTTTAAGTTTAGCAATGTCACCTGGATTTTCTGGGCGTATTCTTGATAACTTATTTCTTTGAGCGGTTAGCCTTTCCAGTTCACCTGTTGGCGCGGCCGCTGGCGTTGGCGCAGGAGCCATTGCATTAGCTATAGGCGCCACTGCTTGCGGAGCCATTGCATTAGTAGGGGTAAGCCTTGCACGTTCAGTAGCAGCAGTAATTTCTTCTTTAACAGCCGCTATCATTTCCGCCCTTGTTTGAGGAGTCATATCCTCGGGCGGATTGTTTGTTAAAGCCGAAAGTTTGTTATTCAACCGGGTCACAATTTCAGGCGCTGTTAATATAAGCGTACCAAAAGAAGGTGAATAAGTTTTAGTTTTAGAATCAAATAGACCCGCTGCCGCTTGATTTTCTCTTAATGGCACTGACTCAACCTCACCCGTTGTTGGATTAAATCTTGTAGCCGTTCCATTAAAATTTGGGGCTCCAACACCAATAGAAATAAAAGTCTCAGCACCTATATTTGATGGCGAAACCCCTGATGTTGGAGTTGGTGCAGGCGCAGCAGCCTGGGCGGTAGGAGCAGGAGTAGGCGCAGCACCCATAGACGCAGGCACAGGCGCGTTGGGAGCGCCCCCGTCCATAGCAGTGTTATAGGATTCATCAAATTGCATGGCTTCAAGCGCTTTAAAACCAAGTTTTTCAATTTCTGGTACGCCAGAACTTATCATACGAGCAACGGTTTGTTTATTTAACGCAACTCCTTTTTCAGCTAATTTTTCACCGAACTGGGTTAAAAAAGTTGAGCGTTTAGTTCGTTCTGAAACTATTCGTTGACGCTCAGTAGCTTTATCTAAAGCCTCTTGTCTGTTTAATTCATTTTGGCTTTGATACTGTTGCATCTGCGCTAGTTTGTTGTACTGCGCTACCGGGTCAGGCATATTAAACTGAGCGCCTTGCGCTATCATTTCATTGAGGGCCATGATTTATCCTATTGGTGCATATGACGAACGCCGAGACCTGTCCAAAATGTCCATCATCTGGTTGGTGCTGTACTGCTGGTTAAGAGCGCCAAACAGATTGTTGACCGAATTGCCTGCGCCCAAGTAACCTGCACCAGTGGCTTGCCCAGCTTGGCCCATTAGGTTGCCTACGTTTGTGCCGTAGTTACCTAATGCCGTGTTAGTGGCATTGGTAGCGTTAGTACCGCCAACCATTAAATCACTAAGTGGCCCCAACTGATCTGCGCGGTTTTGCCGATATCGGTTGTAGGCGTTGCCGTATTCTTGTGATGCCGATTCTTGCCCGTAACGACCTGCGGCTTTTAGCGCCGCACCAGACATTAGCCCACCTCTAGCAGCGGCTTGTCGGTCAAGAGCCTTTAAGCCTTCGCTTAGACGAAAGTTGTAACCTGGGTCTTCTTGGAATTTGTTCATGTCAAACGGCTGAACAGCAGACCCGTAACCCATTGCATTGGTGTTTGGCCCTAGCCCAACCAACTCGCCGTACCGATTACGCGCCAGATTGCCAAGTGTTTCAGCACCTTGGTTACGCGCCGCCATTGAGTTGTAGATGCGTTCTTGCAGCGCCGCCGCACGGTCAGCAGCGTCTACTTGCGCCCCGGCTGCGCGTGAGCCTGCATAGGCTTGCGATAGCCCACCAATGGCTGACCCCGCGCCTTGCAAGAAACCTGGGCGTAGGTAGAACGGTGTGCCGCCACTTGAGGCTGCTTCATTTGCAGCAGAAACGCCAGCTTCGTATCCTTGCAAAGGATTAAAACTTGAGGCTGTATCAGCAACTGCTGGACTAGATGCAAAATCTCCCAACCAATCTAACCAAGTAGATGGGCTTGTAATATCAAATGCCATAATCGTTCTCCTTGTTACCCAACCACCCACGCCGTGCCATTGTCAAACACCGGGCAAACCACCGCACCGCCGCCCACTGGAGCCGCTAGAAACACTGGGGCTAAAGCATTAGTCACCCATGACCTGCGGCCTTGTGTACCAGCTGCTGGCAGGGTTGCTACTAGATACGCAGCGCCCAGCCCATTGCCGCCATTTGCTACCGGCAGGATACCAGATACGTTGGTTGTCAGGCTGGCAAAAGTCGTAGATGTTGTACCCGTCCCACCGTTGGCTATGGGCAAGGTTCCACTGACTTGCGTAGTCAGGCTAACCCCACTCAGCGTACCGCCAAGCGTCAGGTTGCCAGCAGTAGTGACTGTGCCTGTCAGCGTGATGCCATTGACCGTACCCGTACCGCCTACGCTAGTCACCGTGCCCACAAACGCATCGTTGCTAGTGATTGTGAAGCTGGGGTACGTCCCGGTCACTACTGTGGTTCCTGCGCCTGTCAGCACCACCGTCAAGTCCGGCAGGCTGTTGGTAACGGTTATTGTCCCAGCGCCGTTAGTCACGGTAATGCCCGTGCCAGCCGTCAGCGTGTTCAGCGTGTAGCCTGTGCCATTGCCAATCAGCAGCTTGCCGTTGGTTGGAATTGTCCCAAGGCCCGTGCCGCCGTTGATAACTGGCGTGATGCCAAGGCCAGAGCCGGTGATGGTGTAGACGTTGTTGAGCCAACGAAACCATTGGGTCGTAATCTGCCCGTCTTGCGTAAACGGAACCCGAGGCGCAGGGATTTGGGTGACGTTTGCCATACTAGCTTGACGTTGGACTCAACACCAATTCCGCGCCCATGATGACAATTTTTACTGGGTCAGTGCCGCTAACCTCGTACACCCGATCTCGCAGCTTGACTGTCATGCCAAGACGCCGCCAGAACGTGCGGTAGCCGTACTCACCAATTTTGCCCATGCTGGCCCAATGCTCATTTGACCAAGTGTGGCCCCCGTCATCGCTCCAACGCAACATAGCTTGCGGGTCATAGCCAGGTAAAAATGGAATTGCTTGAGTGACAATATCAGCGCCAGCAAAGTCTGGGCCATCGTAACTATTGGTTACAAAATACGAACCTGATTCTGTAGTGAGTTTAAAACCAGATTCAGTTATCAAATAGTCTAAATCAAATTCAGCAATCAATTGGTAGCTTGGCCCTGATGCTGGAACATTTGCCAACTCGGTAATAATGCCTTGGGCAGCATATCCTGTCGTATCATTAAGCCCTACGCCTGTCTCAGCGTCAAGTTGCAAGGTGTGGTGGGCTGTGCGCTTGAGGTTGTTCTGGCCTGTCGGCAGCGCCCTCCATGAGCGCAACCACCTTTGGATGTCGCCGTTGTCAGCGTACACATCCAAGTCAAAAGCGTAAATATTGCCGTTAACGTAGTCGCCTAGCACAATTTGGCTGTTGAACGCCATCTGGCAATTGCTGCGGTGGCGCATGAACTCGCCGTTGTCAAACCCAGCCCGTTCGTGCCATGCTTGGGTAGACACATCGTAGACCCAAGTGGCATTGCCGGTGGGGAATGTCAGGACGTAGAAGGCATGGCCTTCTTGCTGGTAAGTGTAGGCAATGGCGTCAGAAATGTTGCCATACTGGGCAATGGCGTACTCAATGGCATGGGTGCTGACCCGAGTGCCGGTATAGCCATTGGCCCGGTAGACGATGCCCTGGCCTCGCGCATCTGCGCCCAACCAAAAGATGCCGTTGTCCAGCTTGGCAACAGAGAAGGCCGCAGCGCAGCCGATCTCATTGAACGCGCCTTGGATGCGGGTCATGGGGAAGTCGGCAGCGCCAGAGTCGTACCAGACCTCGACCGAGTTAGTGCCAAACAACCAAATTTGTGCATGGTCAACAATCATGCTGACCAAACCATCAGGCGAACCCTCGGCACTGGCAAAATCAAGCGGGTCAACGGATGAGCCGTCCAGCAGTTGCGTTACCCAGAATATCTGGCTGTCAGGCTGGGTAAAAACAAAGTAGCCGTCTAGGTAGCCAACGATTAACGCGCCAGCAAAGTCAGGATCAGTAATCTGGGCAAACACCGCTGTGGTGCTGTTGTAGATGTAACCCGGCCCGTTGGCTGCGATAAACAACTGAGTGCCGTTGTCGCTCATGCTGACCGGGCCAGTGCCTGCTACCGTGCCACGCAAGGTGGCTACATAGGCCGTGGTAAAGCTGTAGAGTTCAGTGCCACTAACCACATAGCCAACGCCGTTGAACGTCCACAAGCCCCGTATTGGCCCTGTCCCAACCGTCACCAGCAAGTCAAGCCCAGGCGCTCGGTTCAAAAACCCGCCTGTTTGCCCTCCATCTGGGGTAGCTTCTGCAAACAGGTTGACCATTCTGTTATCCGCAGCATTAACGCTACGGGCAACATAGGCGCTGCCAAGGATGGGCGATTTCATTAGGCTACTACAGCGCCACGGAATCCAACAACCCACCACTCACTAGCAATAAATTGCATTGTTACTGCATCTCCAACATTATTAAAAGTAATTGTGGTTGCGCTGCCAAGGTTAGTTGGAGTCAGAATACCAGTGTCAGCACCTGCTGTTTGTGCATAGTAAATGATTGTTTTGAACTGTTCTTCAACGCCGTCCGCAAGAGTCAGCGCGTTGCCAGCGGCAGTTGAGCTAAAAGCAGTAGTAATGCTGGTAAGATTTACCGCACCTGGGCCAATTAGGTCTTGTACCGAGCCAGTGTAGCTAGGATAAAATTTCTGCGTAATTCCGTCATACGTCATTATCAATGGACGGCCAACTACAGCTGTTCCTGGCAAAGCAATGTTGCCTGTTGCATCCCAGGTGAAAGCAGCAATTGGAATTAAACTTACTGCGCCACCAGCAGTAGCAAACAGAGATGGTATGCCAATGGTTTTAATTAGGCCAGCGCCAACAAAATTTATAGCTTTTGGTGTTGCAAGCGCATTACCTGTAATTCCTAAAGTATTTGCGGCTGCCGTTGTGCCAATAACATTTGATACGGCAACGGTTGCGGCTGTTGCTGCACCACTTAGAACAAGACTAGCGCCTGTGGCTGCACCAATTGCTGGTGTTACCAATGTGGGCGTGTTGGCAAACACTGCCGCCCCAGTGCCTGTTTCATCGGTCAATGCAGCAGCCAGATTTGCGCTTGATGGCGTTGCCAAAAATGTTGCAACATTTGCAGCCAATCCAGATACGCCGGTTGCTATCGGCAAGCCCGTGCAACTGGTTAATGTTCCTGACGTTGGCGTACCAAGAGTCGGTGTCACCAATGTTGGGCTGGTAAACAGCAGCGTCTTAGTGATGGTTTTGGTTGTGCCAGCAACAGCAGGTTGGACAAACGGAATAATGTCCGTTGCGTTGATGACGGTGGCAACGGGCAGGTCAGAGATGGCAACATTGGACATGATTAAAAATTCCCGGCGTATATATTGTACCGTTGACGATTGGCAACTATGCCGTAAGGCATTGCCATCACATCGTCAGGATTATTGATGCGTTTAATGTTGCGCTTGGAGGTCATAGCAATCCGTTGAACTTGTGGGCTTGGCTCAACGCCAAACTCAGCGGCAATCTCACAAGCTAGGTTGAACCTAAAGGCCCGTAGGTAGCCTGGTGGGAATGACAACGTGGTTGCCAGCACTGCTGGCTGTGTCAATTCTTCAACCGAAATAAAGTGCCATTCCAGCGGACGCAGCGGCACTGGATAGACATACATTTCAATGTCGGGATACGACATATTTATCCACAACACCTGTGGATAAGTGCTAGTCACTGTTTTGACTGCAATCCCATCATACTGCTGTTGATTGATGATCTTGATGCCGTAGCTGACGTTGGTGGCAGCGTCCCGAAAGTAGGTAGCATCGTCCACCAAAATTGGCCTGTTGCCAACAAAATCACCCGATGGGCCTA